TTAAAAGAAATGGGTCTCGCTCACTGGGATGCACCTAACACTGGCGCTACTGATACCTATGGTTTTAGGATGATGGGTAATGGTAACAGATGGGTAGACCTGCAATCAGGAGAAGGATGGGCCAGTAAAAGTGTTTATAGTGACACGTGGAGCCAGGATGAAAATGGATTGGATAATACTCACGGTGATTCCGTTTATGTATCAAATAATGGTGTGGCGTTATCTGATTATGACACTGAGAAGTATGGTGGTATGGCCGTCAGGGCAGTAAGAAACGTGTAATTTATTAAATTATTTGGATATTAATTTTATTTTATATATTTTTGTGGCATGATTAGAATTCAGCATATAGAGCAACCAATATCTTTACTTACGGGGTGAGGTGGCTTTATATTATATTTATATAACCCTCCCCCGTGGAGGGTTATTTATTTTACGGAAGTGTGGTGTAAACAGGTAGCATACTTGATTTGGGATCAAGAGGAAAAGTTCGAACCCCCATTGGCGTGGTAAGTGGACTCCAAACCCACAATATGTGCGTTCGCCTCGTGCGGTTCGTGCTAAAAATTGTCAGAAATATAGTAAATATTCCTGACAAAATGGAATCTTCGTATAGGTGGTTGTTGTACGCTGGACTGAAAATCCAAAGGCATTTGTTCGACTCAAATAGATTCCACAATGACAGTGAAAGGTTAAAGCCTTCGGTCTGCAAAACCGGAGTATGTGGATTCGATTTCCACCACTGTCTCAAAATATTTTGAAAATAGCGGTCTTTATTTATTTGTTATCTTTGTGAAAACAAGAACAGAGATGGCACAAAAAAAGAAGAGAGAATCCAAGCTCTCTTTTGAAACAGACGAAGAATTTCAGGAAGAGAATAGGTTAAAGGTTAGTCCAGAGGATATTGTAAGACTAAGGGAAGAACTTGGAAAATTACCAGATGATTATAACCCATATGGTGATGATTACATTATCAAAGAATCTAAGTTTATTGGCGATGAACCACCGTTTGATCAATATGGCGATGGTGACTATAAGAAGTGGGAGGTTATTAATGATGGGGATAATGATATAACACCCGTTTACTTTAGTCTTCCAGAACCGCCGAAAGACAGATGGCTCATTGATAACTATGCACTACCCAAAGATGAGCAGTATTTCCGAAGAATGGAAGTGCCACATAAATTTCAACTCATAGAAAAGAAAGCTCTTCAAGACCTTGCTAATATAGAAAAAAAGAACAGACAAGATACCATACAGGGATATAAGTTCTATCTTAGATTTTGGGAGATTGTAAGGCAAGAAGAGAAAAATCTCGAAGAGGAAATAATATGGTTAAAGAAAATTTGGTGGTGGAGGACTTATGGCTATTGGTATTATAATGATGGCGAACCTGTCTTTCTACCACCCGACTACTTTGACTTTCTTAACTTTTATTTTATTGACGAGGCTGTCTGTTACCCTGAGTTTAGAGATGATGTAAGAAGAAAGTTCTGCTTTGCTTGGTATCTTGAAAGTTGTACCGAAACCTTTGCGGAATTAGACGACAAAGGAATGGCAAAAAAAAATGCTGATGGAGGGTATGATATGGTAGACCTTGGGAGGCGTTTGTTCTTCGGTGACGTAGAACCCAAGACACGTCGAACAGGTGCTACACACGAAGCCGTGCATAAGATATTAAAGGGAGCAATGACTAATCTATCTTATTTTAGCACCATAATCTCTTTTGAGGGCAATAATGCAGAAGTCCATTATAAGAAGAAATTACTCCCCGCCTTTGACTCCTATCCGATGTGTCTGAAACCTATTTGGGAGGGTAACAGGAGACCGACAATATTAAGGCTCGATGCCCCTCCTAATGTTTATCATACAAGAGGATTACGAAGTGCAATAGCTTACTCAGATAGCGGTGGATTGTTCGCAAACGAAGGGGATAGACTCAATGGTGTGCTTAACGACGAACAGGGAAAGAGCGAAAAAATGACAGCAGACATTTTTGAGAGATGGCATGTCAATAAGTTTACCATGTCTACAGGTATGGGTATTAATATTCTCAAGGGTGCGTACGTGAAGAACCCGTCCACAGTTGAAGATTTATCTTCGGGTAGTGCCCCATATCAAAAGATGTGTAATCTATCTAATTTCTATACACGGATACCCATTAAGGGACAAACAACAGAGGGTTTTGCGAGGATTTTCTTACCTGCCTATCTAAGACTTGAGGGTTATATTGACAGATTTGGTAAGTCAGTTGTAGAAACACCGACAGAAAGGCAGATTAGGCTATCACCTCTCGCTACCTTTGCCGTTAGCGGTAAGGGGGCAAGGGAATCCATGCAAGCAGAGAGAGATGCGTTGTTAGCCACAAACACACCTGAGTCCCTTGAACTATATCGGAGTATAAGAAGAAAATCTCCTTTCTCATGGTCAGAGTGTTGGTTAGGCTCTTCGGGGAATGTGGGCTATAACCTTGAGATAATAGACAAACGCCTCGCAGAGATAAATAAAGATAAATCTTTTAATAAACCACCCTATAGAACAGGATATTTCTACAGAGAGCATGGCAAACCCGATGGTAGTGTCCTTTGGATGGATGACAGTGATAGGATAAAATTCAGGATGTCTATTGATGTACCTATTGGATTAAGAAATCAGAGGGAACAGATTGAGGTATGGGATGGTTTGAGTCAGAAAATTGTTCCTGCGTGGAGACCCATCAACGGGCAGAGATTTACTCTTGGATGTGACCCATACCGTAACCTCAATGCCGTACAGGCTAAACAGATAAGCAAGATAGGTGCGTCAATGTCCAATTCTCGGCAGTCAGATGGGGGAATAGCGATCATTTGGGAACACGATCCCTCTATAGACGGAGGTACTAACAAAAAAGAATGGCAGTCTTTTCGCTGTGTCTTATCCTATAGGTATCGTCCCGCCACACAGGAAGAATATTTTGAGGATGTGATTATGGCGGCTCAGTACTTTGGGGCTATGATTTATCCCGAACAGAACGTAGAAGCCCTTATAAGTCATGTCTACAAAAGAGGCTATGCCGGATATTTTCTTTTTGATATTGGAATGGACGGAAAGCAGAAACCACTTCCAGGTCGATATAACTCTACGGAGACCAATCAGGATATGGTAAGGGAGATAAAGGATTATATTGAGTTCAGGGGGCATACAGAGTGCCATGATGACCTCCTCGGTGAGATTAAGGCATTCAAGGGGGTAGAAGATTTCACGAGACTTGACTTAAAAACCGCCTTTGGCATGACATTACTTGGCAGTAAGTCTCGCTATAGGGAGTTATTGGGTGATAGTAATAACGAACCTATAGATATCACTGGATTATTTTAAAAATAAATCAAACAAAAGCCAACAATAGTCATTTAGTGGCTATTGTTTGTCGTAAATATTTGCTTAATTCACGATAAAAGTCATTGTCTAAATTTATGATTAACTTTGTGGAAATTAAAATAGGTATAAATGATTCCGACACTTGATGTCTATAAGAATGATGAATGGGGGCAACCCAAGCAATCAATCGACCCCAAAAAGAAGTTAGAAGAATACCACAGGAGTTATAGTCAGTTTATATACTCATTATTCTGTCGCAATAAAACAGCATGGGGAAAAGCGAGCTATGATAGATTTGATGAACTTCGTGCTTATAGCAATGGCGAGCAAAGCACCGATAGATATAAGAAATGGCTTATAGATGACATATCTGATGGGACAAGTTCAACAGTAGCCACAGATTCTTTTGACAGCACACCCGTTAGTCGTGTAGCCAAAAGAGAGGGGTGGTATAACATGATGTGGGATAATATATCTCCAGCCCCCACTATCATGAATGCCCTGCATGGACAATTCGATAAACTGGATTTTGATCTGCATGTTGATGTTACCGATCCAGAGTCAAAAGACTTAGAAGAAAACGAAGCATATCTAAAGTTCTTTGAAGGACAGAACCTTGAATGGCAGAATGAATACAAAATGAAGGCTGGAATCCCGATAGATGAGAATACCTATTATCCTAAATCGGCACAAGAGTTTGAGATGTATAAAGCGCAAGGCGGATTTAAACTCAACGCCGCCAAGTCAATGCAGAAATTATTAAGATATTCATTCGATATAAGTAAATGGGATACCGTTACCCGCAAAAAAGTAGTAGATGATCTGGCGTGCATTAGATATGGGGCAGTAAGGGATTATTTCGATTCTGAAGACAATAAATTTAAACAGAAATGGATTGACCCCGCCAGACTTGTGATACAGTTTTCCAATGAATATGATTATTGCGATAGTGAGTATGCAGGATATTTTTCTTTATGGACGATATCTAATCTAAGGGCTAAACTGCCAGATGTTAAAGAGGACAAATGGTTTAATCTTGCAAAGGCATCATCTGGCGTATATGGTAATCCGGCAGGTAGCTGGGATAGTAAATACAGCCAACTTGACCCCTCCACCCTTACTTTTGGATATGACGGGTTTAAGGTACCAGTATTTGAAACAGAGTGGATAGACACCGATATAACCAAAAGGAAATATTATAATGACAGGTTTGGGCGTAAACAGGTTAAAGACCTTGATTTCAACGACACAGAGAAAAGTACCGCTAAAAGTGAGGTTAAAAATATTTCTATACGCCTTGTAAGACAATGTAATTGGGTCGTTGGAACAGATTATTGTTTTGATTGGGGTGTTCTTAAGATGGCCTCCCGTAAAGGATATTCCAAGCCACAGTTAACATTCCACGTAGAGCAGTTACAACAGCCATCTATCATGGAAAGACTTGTACCTATTCTTGATCAGATAGAAATAACATTCTTGAGATATCAGAATTCACTTGCTAAGATGGTGGAGAATGGTTATGCTATTAACACATCCATGCTGAGTAACTTAACCCTTGGGGGCAAAAAACTAAGTCCGGCAGATGTTATACGCTTATATAAGGAAACAGGATTTTTCCTATATCAATATTCAGCAGGCACGGGATTATATACAGGAGGCGCTGCTTTGCCCATATCTGCCATAGAGGGTGGAATGAAAAACAGGGTAGAGGAGACACTAAAAACTCTTGATATGTGGTTAGGCACAATAAAAACCATGACGGGTATAGATGTTGTTGCCATAAGTGCATTACCCGTTGCGGCAGATAGTAAAGAAGGACAAGAGGAACAGGTGCAGATAACACAGGATATATTAAAGCCAATCCTTGATGCCACGTCAGAGATAAAAGAGAGTATCGGGA